GGTTGGATTTGGTCTTATTGCCGCAAAGGATGCGGACAAAAAGAAGTCCGAGTGAACATCGTCGAGCAGATCATCACCGCTTTGCTGAAGTGGTTGACTGGTCTGGCTAAAACTGAACCCACCGCCGAAGATGCAAAACAAGACTCAGAACTTAAAGCTAAGCTTCTGGATCGCATTGACCGTGCTGGTGGGTAGCTGTGGCTGTGGGACTCGCGTTGTCTACGTCCCCCACGGTGAGCCGGTGAGGCTCGCTGAGAGCGTCAAAGCTAAGGTTTGGGTCAAAGGTGCTGACGGTGTTTCTGTGCGCTCTACGGGTCGCATAACGCTGCCAGAGGGTTGGTACGCATTGCCGAAGGAATAGTATGTCGCAACAAGTCATCAACGTTGGATCGACCGCAAACGACAACAACGGAGACACGCTCCGTGGGTCGTGGATCAAAGCGAACGCGAACTTCGATGAGATCTATGCCGCGCTCCCACTGACCGCTCCGTCAACGTGGGTTCCTACGCTGATTGATTCCGGTGGTGGTCGCACGTTTAACTTTACCGTCAACACTGCTCGACGAACGGCTGTTGGTTTTGTTGAGACATTTACCGTTGATTTGACCATCAACTCGGTGAGTGGTTCTGCGACCGGAAACCTTCGCTTGAGCCTTCCAGATCCTGCGACCTACAACGCTGCTGTGTCCATCTGGTTGGACAACGCAACGAATCAAGCGAAGACTTCTGTCATTGGTAAGGTTGTCGGAGGCACTTCTTACTGCGAGTTGAGCCATTATGAAAATGGCGACATCACAAGTCTCACAAGCCAACTCCAAGCTACTTCCCGCATTATTGTTTCTGGTGTCTACTTCAAAGCGTGAACCTAATTGCAACCAGTCTCCAGTTGGGGATGTCCGTGCTGCAAAGCGCGATGGGAAATCCATCGTTTCTCTGGCAGGGAGTGCTGGTGCGTTGTCTTCCTGCTGCGATCACTGACGCAAACTCGGTCATTGCCGGTGGTTTCCAAGATAACGTTCAAGCGCGGATCTTGGTTAAGTTCTCTGACTGGAGGTTGGCTGACTCAACGCTTGTAACCGTCGACGCTTCGGTCTGGTCTTGTGACGTTGGTTTCACCGCTGACCGTCTCTTGCAAGAGTCTGGAAGCTTGCTGCTGCAAGAAAACACTGACCGCTTGCTTCTGACTTTTGGCAAAATGATTCCGGTTGTGGGTCGTCTTGTGACCTACGATGGTCGCCAAATGCGGATCATGTCTGCAAAGCGTGATGGCTCCGGTGCTTACTACGCTCTTGAGCTTGGAGCTAAAACCAAATGACTCCAACCGTCACAGTAGATACGTCCCGCTTTGACGCTGCTTGGAAGGAATATCTGCCCAAGACTCGGCGGTCTTTGGCTGATGCTGTTAACTCCCGCACGTTTTTCTTGATGCTGCGGTTGTACATTCTGCTTCCGCCAAAGTCCCCACAAGCGGCTCGAAACAAGATTCTCGACTACTTCAATCGTCCGATTGGAGCGAGAAGGATTGACAAGAAGACCGGCAAGTTTCTCGGTCGTTCGCGTGAATTGCGCTTGGTCCACTTGATTGCTCAAGCGAAGAACGCTAAAGCTGGAAAACCCGGACTCTACGGTCAAGATATGCGTGACGCTGCTGGAAAGCTTCGCCGTCGCGCTGCTGGTTCAGTTGGTTACCTCAAGTCTGCTGTAACCAAAGCAATCAAGAAGCTGTCTCCGTCGTTTCAACAATTCGGTGGGACTCGACGAGCAAAGAAGGGTTCTGCTCAAGTGCGGATCGTTGCTGGAAATCAAGCTCTCATCAATCTTGCGAACCAATACGGGTTGCCACAAGAGAACGTTTCAATGCATCGCGGGTCTTCAGCGTATGCATACAATGCAAAGGCTGGTTTTTCTCCGTCTAGTCATGTTCGCTTGAACATCGGTCTTGCTGACAACCAGATTGGAAAAGTTGAGGCAATCTACTCAAAAGCGATGCAGCAAGCTTACAACGACGAAGCCAAAGAACTTGAGGGTCACATTACCGCTGCGTTTCAATCGGCTTTTGATGGTTCTGAATCGAAAGGTATTGTTGTCCAATGAATGCCGTTGCTCTCAGAACCGAACGCGCTTTAGTCGATTGGCTATCTGCTCAAGACTGGTCTGCGTCTCCGCTTGGGACTCCTGCTTGTCTCACCAGTTACGGTCACGGTGCGTTTACAGATCCAGACTTAGAAGACCGGATGCCAGACTTTCCGCGCATCGTTGTGCGCTCATCAACTGCGGTTCCGGTTCATCCTATTGACCGGACTTGTGAAGTTGACGTAACCGCTACACTTCAGCTTTCCGCTGACGATACTCCCGAATACAACGTGTTGGCTACCGTTGCAGCGTTTGAAAACATCCTGCAACCGCTATTCGTTGACGACAACATTTCAGAATTGAACGCTGGAGAATACAACGAGTCTGGAGGGTTTGTTGCGTATTTCGCAACGCCAACTGACTTCGGTATCAATGACACTAGTGAAAGAGCTAGAACTTTCTCGCGTTCAATGACAATCTTTGCAGCAGCAAACTCATAACACACTAACAACATGGCACTTTCAAAAGGTCTAGCACTAGTCTACGGAGCAAAGGGAACGATTCAGCTTTATACGGTTGGAGTCGCAAATGCTCTTACCGCGCTAACGAGCGGAACAATTACTACAATTGAGAGCTACGACGCGACCCACGAAGCAGACGTTGAGCAGATCAAGAACTCTGCCGGTGAGGTTGTCGCTCAGGTCTCCGCTAACGAGCGGATTTCGCTCAATGTCACTTTCATCCCAAGTGCTGCTACCTTTGCTCAAGCCAAACTTGCTGCCGGTCTTCCTACAGTCAACGGATATGCGTCTATTGCTGGTAGCGATGGCGTGACTGTTGGTGGTGTTTCCATTGATGGTGATTACGTTTATTCCGGTGGTGGAAGCGTCAAATTCACAAGCAGCGGAAAAGCTATGGTTACCATCACTGTGACCAAGTATCCGTCTCTTGCTGGTACTGCCGCTGTCTTCACGCTGTAATCTGTGGCAGATCTTGCAAAGATACTCGCAGAGACCGGACCTCAAGCTCCAGTGGTGCTTGGGGTTCGACTTGTTCCATACACCGTAGGACACGCCATTGTCCTTCAGCGTTTGCGCTCTCCCTACGTTTTAGGTGGAGAAATTACACCGAGCGATTTAGCGGAGGCTGTGCTTGTTTGCTCACAGTCTCCGCTTGAATCCATCAGGTCCATTAAATCAATCTGGCGTGACCTCATTCTGTGGTTGTGGGGAAAGCGGATTGAGCGGATGAATTTGGTCGTTGAGTCCGACAAGTTTCAGTTGTGGCTCAAAGAGCAGTCAACCGCCCCCGAAGTGCTGATGGAAAGCGGAAACAAGCCAAAGACTCCCGCGATGCCGTGGCCCGAACGGGTTCTTGTTGGATGTCTCAACATTGGGATTGCTCCTGACGATGCGATCCAGATGCCTCTTGGTGACGCAGAAAGGCTGATTCTAGCGCACGCAGAGATGATGGGTCAGGTTCAGTTGTGGGACGACCAGAGCGAAGCCATTTGGCAGAATCAACAAGCGAACTGATATGGGTGTACTTTCTCTACTTGTTAAGCTTGGTATCGACTCATCGGGGTTTGAAATGGGCGTAAAACGCGCTCAAAGTGTTGGTGAAAAGTTTGGATCAAGCTTCAAGTCTGCGGTCACCAGCAAGCTTGGCGCGGCTTTGTCGGTTGCTGCTGTTACTGCTTTCACAAAGAACATAATTGAAACAGCAGACCGCATATCCGATTTATCGGAACAGCTTAATCTAACTACAGATCAAGTTCAGAGGCTTCAAATACTAGCTGGTGAAACTGGTGTAACTTTTGAAAAGTTTGGTTCAGTTCTCGGCAAATTTGAGCAAGCCAGATTAAAAGCCACTTCTGGAGATGATGACGCGATTCAAACGCTCAAAGCTCTTGGTTTGACAATGGAACAGTTGCGCGACCCGCAACTGTCAACGATTGACGGGGCAGTCAAAGCTGCTGAAGCCTACAAAAACTCTGGAAGGTCCGCTGAAACAACAGCGGCAATGATTGACGTTTACGGTCTAAAGCTCAAAACCGCTGCTGCTGCTCTGGCTGATTATAACACAACGTCAAATCGTCTTTTGATTTCAAAAACGGACATTGATGTTCTAGCCAAAGCAAACACTTTGTTAGAAGAGCAATTTCGGATCATCAAAGGAATAGCAGCACCGACAATTGCGGCAGGAATTACCGCAACTGCAAACGCTATTAACAGTGTTTCAAAACCTACTGAGAGCTTTCTTGAAAAGTTTGATCGTACTATGCGAAAGGCTCACACGATTCAATTGATTAAGAGGATGCCAGATGAAGCGTTGTCCAGAATAGTGCAGCAGAGAATTGCAGAAGAAAAACAGGGGAAGGTTGGCGATCAAAACACGCCTCCTCCTATTGGAACTGCTCAATTTGAACGGGTAGCTGGCATGAAGTTTTCAATGGGCGGACCTCAAGACTCTCTTGCTCGCATTGGCGGATTCACCGGCTTTCAATCGTCTCAAGACACTGCAATCAGGAATGCAATTGAGCAGACGCTTCAGTTGAAGCTAATCGTCAAGAACACGGACAGGACTGCCAACAACACGCAAGACTGATATGGCAACGATCAAAACCAATGTAATCACTCCGGTTGCAACTGGATACATTGAGATATCCCGCGAGTACAACAACGGTGATGGCACTGGTCGTTTCATTACCTACAAGTACCGTGGTAGCAAAGACGCTTTGCGGCTTGCGTCTGCTGATTGGGTTGCTGCTGGTGGCAAATATCAAATCACTGAAGACGGTCCTTATTCGACTGCAACCGTAACGTTTTCAGGGGTTAACTTTAACCCTAACAGCCCAACCGCTCAGGGTCCATTAGACGAAGACGATCCGGCTCAGCGGTATGAGTTCCGCACAGAATACGTTGATGCATCGTTGTTTGAGCTTCCTGCCGTCCGCGCTGAAGCCAAAAAGAATCTTGATACTGAGTTGTACTTTGCAGCAGTGAAGCAAGCTGGAGACGATCCAAAGAACAACAAGTTGCCGCTGCTTGAAAGTCAATTCCCGCTGGCTCACAAGTTGGTCAGGAGATTGGCTAGAGGTCAAAGCAGCTTCCAAACTTCCCGAGTGTCCCTAACTCGAATCTCTACTTACTCGGCTCGCAACGGTCTTCCTGCTACTCCTCCGATCATCTCGGCAATCTACGATTCAATCACGCTCGCAAACCGGAATGGATTTCCGCAAGTTGTGCGTAACGTGATGCCGCAAGCACCGCTGGACCCGTTGCTGACTCCAGATGAGACCGCTTGGGCTTGGTTGAAAACCAACGATTCAACAAGTTTGATGATTAAGACCAACCAAGTTGAACGGAATGAAACTTGGACCTTTGCAGCGTGGGACCTTTTCGCGTATCCATACAACCCAGCATTCTAACACTTACACACTATGGCAGACGAAATTCAACTGACGGCTCGCTTGTACGCTTCCAAAGGTGGCGCGTATCTCCCGAGTGTAACCTACACCAAGTCAGCAACAATGGTTGGAACCGACATGGGTTCTCAGACCCAATTGATTGGAACCACCGTTGAGGCTCTGGACGTTCCGGTTGATGTCTCCAGCCCGTACAAGCTGTTGATCTCCAATCTGGATTCCACCAACTTTGTTGAGTTGGGTTTTGTTTCTGGAACCTACACGATGCGGATTCCCGCTGGCGAGACGCTCTTGATGCCATACGTCAGCGCGACTCTGTATCTCAAAGCGGATACCAGCAACGTGACGATTCAAGCGACGTTCTGCGAGATCTAACCGTTTGAGATATGGCGAACGAAATTGAAATGACAGCGCGGTTGTATGCGTCAAAGAATGGCGCATCTATCAACCCGCAGACGTTCACTGCTACGGTGAATATGACTGGAACCGATATGGGTCAGAATACCCAAGACATCGGTTCTGGTGCTGATGAACTGCTTGATATCGCTGCGGATCTCTCGCTTCCATACAAAGTCTTGATCTACAACATGGACCTTCAGAATGCGGTCTATGTTGGTATTTCGACTCCGTACCAGTTCCAAATTCCTGCCGGTGAGTTCATGTTGATTCCGCGAGTTGATGCCAACTTGTATCTCAAAGCTGTTATCAGCGGATCGACGGTCAAGATATTCGCTCAATTCTGTGAGATCTAATGGCCGTAACGCTTCCATCTAAGGTTGCAGAGCGTGGTATGAAAGCCGATCACGCTCGCGCCATCAATCAACTGATTGACGCAGTTCGAAAGATCCAGCTTGTCGCTGGACCGGATCAAGCTATTGAGCAGACTCCGAACGGGACGACCATCAAGATAAAGCAAGCTCCTCAGACAATTGTGGGTGGTACTCCTGACGACTTCTTTTATTGATGTATGCCCGTTGCTACAGACAAGCGTCAGCGGATGTTCAATGCGCGGAACTTGAACGATCTGTACGCACGGTTCGACAATAAGTGTGCAAGAGCGTTAGACGGCAAAACCCCGTTTGTTGTTGGTCTCAGCTCCAAGATACCTTTTGGAGTTCAATACGACTATTGTGTTGATCCAGCCACAAGCTTCTATGTCACTG